CCTGCAAAGTTAAACCCGCCAACTTAAACCTGCAAAGTTAAACCTGCGAACTTTAAACCCGCAAAGTTAAACCCGCGAACTCACATTTTTGAAATTTTGATTTTTCAAAAATTTTTCTTTTTTTTCGCATCCATCCCCGCTGATATCAGAGGGCGCTTATATGTGCCACTGCGGATGCGTATTGCATGGTGCGGATTGTGTCATATGGTTGTTGGTTTCCTTATTTGTTGTGTCCTTATTGTTTGGTTGTTGTTTGTGTCTCTTATGCTATTCATTATATCGTCGCGTTATTTGGCGTCAATCACAAAAAGCAGAAAGTTTCTTTTTTTTATATCCTTTTTATTTCTTAAAACGATTGACCGGAAAGTCGTTATAGTCGATAATTCTATTATTGAGTTAACACACGATAGTACTAACTGAGGACAGCTAATAATGTTCGAATCACTAAACGATGCATTCGCGAATTATGACAAGTTTGCAACGGCTGAATTCTGCAGCAATTACATATTTGCTACGGATAAACAGAAACGGGGGCAAGCATGGAAGCGAGTATACGCATATGCGGAATCGGTCAAAATACCGCGCGATGTTATTAAGATGCGAATTTTGGACGTTGAAACAATGCAACGTGAACGACATTGGCAATTCCATGAAGCCCAAGCCCGAGCGAATAAAGCTAAGCAGGAATTACAACAGCGTACGCGCTTGTTTATTAATGTTGCGGTATTCGCTGCTGTTGTTATTTCGGCAGCGCTGTTTAGTTAATCACACATATATAAAAGGAATACTAGAAATGACTACACAAACAACAAAACCACGAATCTATGTTGCCTGCCTATCGTCTTACAACGAAGGCAGACTCCATGGAAAATGGATTGATTGCAGTTCGGATATTGATGAGATGCACGGCGAAATACAATCCATGCTAGCCGAATCGAAATCATCCTTTGCAGAAGAATGGGAAATTCACGACGTTGACGGTATCTCGTCGCATTTTGTCCTATACAACGGATTAGACGGAATCGCGGAAGTTATGCAAGCTTCCGAAAATCATGATGGAGACGCGATTGCGGCATATATATCATTCTTTTCAGAATGGGATTTAAAGCACTTTGAAGAGGCATATACTGCGTGCATAGAAAGTGCAGTGGGTAGAATTCCACTTAAGCAGTACGCAGTGGATCGTTTTTGGGAATTGACCGGTTTTAGGAATTCCACTGTACAGGACGAATTAAGTTGGTATATCGACGAGGACAAAATATTAAGAGAATTTGAAAACGAAAACACCGTCGTCAAATGGGGGGAATTCTATTACGTATTTCGCTCTTGCTAATTTATAAGCACTTATAAAAGGAACGCTAATTATGACAACTACAAAAACCAAAAAGAGAAATGTAAAAATAGACTTTCAAAAAGATTACGCCGAGGAAATAAAGAACGCAAATTGTGTAAAGGTTATAGACTTTCGGCATGGTGCACCAATTGTTCACATTCCACAAGGTACGACACTGTCCGGCAAATTCACGGCGTCAATTGACTATACAATCCATTGCACTAAGCTTTTAAGCGATGGCGATCAAAATACTAAGCTTGCAAAGTCTAATAAATCCGATACAGAATACCGGTCTTTCGGATTGTCGTTAGCGCCACACAAAATCAGTGGATATAACACGTGTAAAAATGCCACAACGTGCGCGGATACTTGCTTAGATCTAACCGGTTTACGTTCTGTTTACGAGCGTATACATATAGGCAAAATAGCGCGAACAATAGCATTCTTCAAGCACCGTCGTTGGTTCTTGAATCGACTAGAAACGGAATTGGAAAATAAATGCAAGCATGGGGTCAAGACCGGATATATACCATGTTTTCGTTTGAATATGTTTTCGGATTTGCCTTGGGAGCAATTTATAGATATGGAGTACTATTATCGGTATCAGTGCTCGCGCGGGTATTTTTACGATTATACAAAGCGCTTGGAGCGCTCCGGATTACAAGAGCGTAATTACTGGATTACCGCATCGCGCAGTGAAACTAATAATGCCGGCATTCTAGACTGTCTTAGTCGCGGGATTAATTGTGCTGTTGTATTTGGTTCAACTAGAGGCAAGCAACACGTAACACTTCCCGGGATTTGGAACGGATTCACGGTAATTGATGGAGATAAAACAGACCTACGTTTTCTCGACCCACGTGGACGCAAACACGGTAGGGTAGTTGGATTGACATTAAAAGCAGCATCAACCCGTGAATACTACAATGCGATTGAGTCAGGTTTTGCGATTGATATTCACGCTGACGACCATCGGCGCAACTAATACCAATTAATAAAAGAGGGTAACAATTATGAAAATTACATTTGAACACTACGCATATTTAAACGAAAAAATACAAGAAACACTTGAGAAGTATAATTCTAATAATGAATTAGTCGAACTATACGAAAAGGGCGATACCCTAGTTTTGAATAATGGGTCACCAATAGAGGATATTCACGACATATTGATATATCGAAATGCACAGTGCAACGATATACAAAAACGATTTTGTTTCGATATTTTATATCTAACGGATATATCAATATGGATATGTGACAACCTATATCCATATTTGAACGATGACCATATCTACTCAGCTCTTAGGAATATATGCCCAATGATCAATACGCCGAGTTGCCGTCTAATCTAGTCAACACCGACAATTTAACTGTCAACAGGCCTGAATTAACTAATTCAGGCCTGTTTTATGCGCTCGCATCAAAAAACGGATCTCCAGATTAGCCCGTAACGAGCGCAGAACGTTCATTAGGTATCATAGCCCATAACGCATCTAATCGCGTTAGAACGCATCTCAGAGCCTTACACGCAACTAGTGAACATCCGTGCACTATCTAACATCACAACGCATCAACATTGGCTTATATAAACCCTCGCTTATATGATGTGCATATTAGGTGTACAGGTGTACACTAGTGTACATATGTACACCAAGCCCCCAACGCGGGGGGGGTCAGAGGTACTTCCAAACGGCTCGAATCGCGACAGCCGCCGCGAAGAGCACTTTAATGCCAAAGACTTTATTTATTTATATACATCGGCATAGTATTGCAAAAAGTTTCAGCGCATAAAAAAACCGGGGGAGTGGAACACTACTTCTTCTCCCCCGGAAAGCCGGCCGGACTTTTGAGACACTTTACGTTTTCACCGACCCCTGGTCAATCGGTTGGAGGCACAAAGATGTATGTGCGGTCGTCACGGATCTGATCACACTCAAGACACCGAGTTCGCCGCCAAATGACGCGGTTATAAATCTCACCATCCTGGTTAATTCCTGTGAGAGCGAGCTCCCGCTTCTGGTAATACTTGCTGCGTTCGGTGCTTCCACACTTATTGCAACGGGACAGCCGCACATCTACTGTCTGCACCTGTGCATTACCTTTACCTTTTGGTCGCCCACGTTTCTTTGTCGTTTTCTTAGCCATCTCTTACTCCAAATAAGTTACTCGTTTGCGTTTGTATTTCTTAGGGTCTTCCACGTCGTCTGAGTCGCGTTTCGTTGGCGTCATACGCAATCCTGACAGTTTTACTCCGAGCACCGATGCGGCCACGCATGATCCCGCCAGGCAGTCAAGAAAGTGATTGTCTGGCTTGTTTGGTGGTAACCGCCATTCGTCCACCGTCCGTCCGCGTCCAGCCGTGCGGATACGGTATTCCGCACAGCATTGGTCTGCAATCATTTGGTGAACCGATGGTTTTGCTTTAAATAGCGTCAGGCTTCCCGCATCGCCAAACGGTTGAGCAAACCGTGCGTGCAAGAACGATTTCCAGAAATTGCTATCAAATAGCAAGTGGCGGACTACTCGCTTTCCTTTGACCGTCGGGATGCGCCAGTTGTACCCAATTCTCTCACCTTTTTTCCGCGAATACTCATTGAACGGTCTACTGGCAGCACCAACGTAGCGACCGTGAGCTGGCATGATTTTCCCGCGATGTTTCGTGTTGCGACAGAATTGATGCACCAGGTCGGTCGTGAGTCCCCAGTTTGCGTCGATAAGCGTTAAATCGAGAAGAAGCTCTGCTCCGTCATCACGGGTGTATATAGTGTCATGCAGCTTATCAGTGAGCGTTTCGAGGCCGTGAAATATTGCCCCTTCCAGGCCAGCGCCACGTTTTTTCTGCTGAAGGGTTGTGCGAACTTCGCGTAATGTGAAGTACCGCAGTTTCTGGTCAGGATAAATTCCGTAGTCAATCACGTAGCCGCTGAAGTTGGGTGCGAATCCGACGACGGTGTAGAACAGTACTTTCTGCTGAATGTCGATGAAGCAGGTGAGCTTATCAACGTCGCCAGGGACTTCGCCACGCTTGAGGCCATTCACTTTCTCAGCAATTTCATCGGTCGTTAAAATATCACTCTGCTCGGAATCGACGACCGGAGCATTCTGGTATTCGGAGAAAAATGCAGACTCATCACGAATGCGAAGGTTGTAGGCGTGCTGGATCGCTGATAGCTCATCTTCATTGAATCGGTCATACCAGCTGACAATCGCGCCTTTATCCATTTCTTCGCGGTTATCGGCATAGAAGGCGGTTGCCTGGCTACCGTCGCCATCGGATCGCAATTCCTCCGCACGCCGCTCCGCATATTCATCCCAAAGGTTGGTAGCATCAGGCCACTTGTAGACCATCTTGGTAAGCTCCCCCTGCCATTCTGGATGCTTTTCCCGATCCAGCATCCGCATCGCCATGTCGTTGTCGCGAATGATTGTGCATGGCATGATGCCGGACATTTTCTGCCCAGGACCTGCGAGTCCCAATATGGCGGTCGCAAGGATTGTTTCTCTAGTGACGCATTGTGACGGACTCCGAGCAGATTCGTCCGTCTGCGGGTCATCGCAAATCACAAAATCAGGCCGGACAGATTTGCCATCCGGTCGTTTGAATTTCATGCCACGGATACGGCCGGTGATTCCAGCACACTTTACAATCGCGCCGCTCGCAGTCGACTTAGGTATCGACGGCAGCACGATTTCTTTTGCTGTCCAGGTGATGTGCGTCCGCTTACCTTTGTAAAGCTGACCGCTTGTTCGATTAACGATGCCATCAAGTTTTTCAATCGGATAACACACCTCAGGAAAGTCTGCCGCAAGCAACTCATTCACCTCGATCTCGGCCTTAATGGAATCAACCATTTGTGCCGCAGCGTCTTCACTCGCACCAATCATGCAAATGAATTTTCGGTGGCCGTACAGAATCGCCCATAGCGCCGAGATTTCGCAGAGCGTGGTTTTCCCCGAGCCACGGGGCATGGCTAATGCAAACAAACCACCGGCCAGCACAGCTCGTTCTATCTTATCGATGACTTTCAGATGGTCGTCCGACCAGGGTATATTGAACACTTCTTTAAAGTATGTATCGCAGAACTTGCGAAAAGAAGTTTTGCACGACGTTTTACGTCTACCCGAACGCACGCGTGGCAGCGGAGAGATATCGCGTCCGCTTGCGCTTTGCGCAGCGGTGCGTGTCCGCATCGTCTCTCGATGTTTGTCGTAATAGGTTGATTCAGCTATGAGACAGTCACGGTCTGCGGGTTAGTGAAAGTGTAATCAGCGTGGCTTGAAAAAGAGTAGTATGTGCCAGCGTCTAAAAACAAAGTCGGGGTTACACCGCTTACATTTGTAATCACCGGCCCGGCCACCACATTTTGCCCCGCCAAGTCGGTAGTCACATAAACCGTTGCTTCCGCAACAGGATTTGCACTCGAATCAGTAACAGTCAACGTAATTTCATTAGCACCGCTGCCGACGCCAATGGTTGTTTTCATCTTTTCAATTTTGAAGCTGAATTCTTCTATTCCTGTACGTGTTGAATCGCCATCGTCGTAAGTGAATTCAAATCGAGCTATGCGATCCTGCGTCGTATCATCTTCAATGTCTCCGACCGCAGTGGTATCGCTGGAATCGAGTTCGAGAACATAGTCACCTGATGTGAATGTGCCGCCATTTACACCGTTAATATTCTGCTTGTTTCGGCTGTTGATAATCGCACCGGATGTGGCGTCATAAAGTGTGACGGTGAAAGTCGTCAGCGAGGTAATAGTCACACCCTCAGTGCTTTTCACAGTGCCGGTCAGATTGCAACTTTCGCCGCTCTGGATCGTTATGTAATCGCCTGAGGTGTTTTTGAGTTGAGTAACCATATTTACCTTTCGATGTGTCCGCTGATGTCTGGTGACTTAATCCGTGGTGACGCGATGGACGGAGCTTTAATTCGTGGGGTGTCGATATATAAAATTCCGGTAGGATCAACTGATCGAACGCTTGCTCGGCAGACGACCACAGCCGCAGCAGGTGTAACAATCGAACTGCCGCTGACAACTACCGTTGGGTCTATTGCCGCAGCGACGAACCTCGCCACAGCCGGTGTCAGCGAGATATCACTAGTAACGGTCGGCGAAACAGCACTGGCTGCACTTGGAGCTACTGCCGGTGTAAGAGTTAAGCCGCTTGAAGCTGTTGGGGAAATTCCGGTCGCCACGACGCTGGCTGCGGCTGGCGTTAGTGACAAAGCACTTGTTATGGTCGGTGTCTGTGCGTCAGCTACCAGGGTTGCAGCAGCCGGTGTTAGTGAGAGAGCGATTGATGCGGTCGGTGACTGTGCAGCTGCAACGACGCTGGCAGCACTCGGTGTAACATCAATGCCACCACCGCTGATAGATACAGTCGGTGAAACCGCATCAGCGACGAAGCTAGCCACCGCTGGGGTCAGTGATAAGCCACTCGACAGCGTTGGAGACACTACGGCAGCGACGAATGCAGCGGCAGATGGCGTGAGTGACAAACCACTCGCAACGGTTGGCGATACTGCATCAGCGACGAAGCTGGCTACCGCTGGTGTTAGCGATAAGCCACTCGACAGCGTTGGAGACACAGCGTCAGCAACAAACGCAGCAACAGATGGCGTGAGTGACAAACCACTCGCAACGGTTGGTGATACCGCGTCAGCAACGAACGCCGCCGCTGACGGAGTGACAACAGTTGCACTTGAAACATACTCATCAGCCCCAATATCCCATGACGCTACTGTGTCGCGGTCAAAACCGTCTATGTCGATATTGACGCCCGTCGGGGATGTTCCTAGATCCACCCCCGCATCGATAGCAGCCGCACCTTCCTCCAGGTGCAGATCTTCTGTGCCGCCTGTTACAGAGACAAACAGATCTTCATAATCTTCGCCTGTTAACGAGTTTGTTCCCGTCGCAGTTGAATCTGTTGAAAGGTTGTAATCGTGCGTAGAGCCAGAAAAGCCAGATTCCGCAAAACACTTTTGATAACTCGAATGCCATGCGCTCGGTCGTGCTGCGATATTATTTTTAATGAAAGTATCGGTGTCGTGAATGCTGAAGCAAAAAGCATCGTCGCCGACCGCGGTCGACTTCACGTAATAGACTGTGTTGTTATAAAGATAGACGCCCCAATTCCCGCTCGATACCGTGACGCCCGAGGCGGATTTACTACTGGACGAGTTGTCCATGTTGTAAATGAGATTATTCATCAAGTAACGAGTGTTTGACGAGTCACCAGTGCCCCAGATGTAGACGCCGTGGATATGCGTGCTTTGGGTCGTCAACCCGTGGATTATGTTGTTCCGGGCATAAACTTCTTGCGTGGAATTTGTGCCAAAGTTTAATCCAGCGGACACCGATGATCCGGTACTAGTAAGATCAAGTTCAAGCCATTCGACCGTACACTGACTTCGCCGGATACGAAATGAACTGCCTTCGTTGCCCGTGTATTCAATTCTTGTACCAGTGCCAGCCTTACCATCATGCCTCTCTGATGAAGGTGCAGTTAATGTGACGGAAGACAGGCCAACCGTGCCGCCGCTGTCGATGACTATATATTCATCGAAGACTGAGTCGTTGTACGCTTCACCGACGGCATCATCGCTGGACGAATAGTAACTCGTGTCATCCAGGTCGCTTTCCCAAGCACCTATCGTCGAGTACGTACGTTTAAATGTTCCATCGGCCTGGTTGTAATACGGGTCAGTGATTCCGTAGGGATTCGTAGCAAAACCACCGCCGGTAATCCATTTGAGGGTGTAGTCACTGCCGGAGATCTCGGTCACAAGGTAGTTATACGTCGTCCCCATGCCGTTAGAGATTTCCATTGAATCGCCAACGGACACGCCGGTGGGATCATTAGTAAATGTAACGGTATACGGATTCGAGCCACTGCCGCTTGATGGCGTTTCAGTATCGATGGACGAGTTTGTGCCAATTGAAGTTGTGACAGTTGCCATCAGATAAGACCGTTTATCACTTTGGAAATGTTTGTCGAATCTAAAGCCGGACTTCCGGTGGTCATCCGAGCATCAATCATCATCGCGTTATCTCTAACGTCGTCGATATTTAAACTTAGAGTTTGGGAGAGATCCCAGTACGGCACGAACCATTCGCGCTTCGCAATATCAATCGGTTCAGGCGTGCCGTTATCTTCAGTCACCGGCTCGCATCGTTTTTGCGCGGTGGGATGCGAGATATCATCTTCATGCCCGTCGTATCCCGCACATGACATTGGCAGAAAATGCGAGCGTTCGGCAAAGCTGAAAGGCCAAGTGCGGTAATCCGCACGTGAATGATCAGAGTGCTGTTCTAAAACTGACCAGATTTCTGTCGCCGAAAACTGACGCGTACCACCAAACCAGTATTCACTTCCTGTCTCACCAAAGATTTTGTGGCGAGGGTGCTTTAGCCGACGTTTTAAAAAGGGGGTTACATGAATCGACTCTGCTGTAGTCGCATCGTGCATCGTCTCCTCTCCAGTGACCAGGCTCGTTCGCACAACGCTGCTGCCGTGGCGAACGAACCTAAACTCACTAGAGATCTCACACAATAGTTCTAACAGCGTTCCCGAAGGATTCAGGCCGGACACCGAATCTAATTCGACCGGCGCAGACATTATCGTCTGCGCGTTCACCTTCAGGATGTGATCGGTCGCAAACGCGCACACGATATCTCCATCCCTATATCCTGTCGGGGATTCACTATCACCAACTTTGAGCAGAAGTTCCATTACGACTCCTAAGCCGGTTCGTTCAGGTCTACCTCTAAGCCTTGCAGCGTCAGCGTTTGGTCAGTTGTTAGCGTTCGGTTGCTACTCAGATCAAAGTACGCCAATACATTGGAGCTACCAGCCGTACCATCCGTGATGACAGCCCAACGAGCGCCCGAACCGCTAACTGGAAAAGTGCCGGTTGCTGTCCAGGTTTGGTCATCCCACACGACCTTAGCACCGACAGTGCCGTCGACTTCGGTAACAGTTGCTTCACTACTGGTGAGAGCTTTACCGCCCGAACTGTAACCAGACCCATCGGCCAGCTCTGTGAGAGAACTGAGAGTATCCGTGGCTTTAGTGGGACTCGTATCATCTTCACAAAGAATCAGACGATAGGTCGCCGGAACACTTTCACCGTCGAAAGCGTACTTTAAAAAAAGATATTTACCTTTATCTGTCGTTCCAGATGCCATGTGTTTCTCCGAATGCAAAAAAAAACGGACTGCTCGCCAAAATGGCGTCAGCCCGTTCTACAGGTTATTTCGATTGGTCGTTCGACGACTCATCGTATTCTGCTGAATCTGAGCCATTATGGCAAGTCGTTTTTCGTTGTTTGAAAATCGTAATGTCTTCGGGAGCTTCCACGCTAACAGTGACGGTTGACAAAGAGAGCTTGTCAACTTCCAGAAAAGCGCCACCTATTATGAGCTTGTCGTGTTCTTTTAAGCGTAATTTTAAAGGCATTTGTAAATTGGAGCGACGTTGGGTCGCATCACATCATGTGCATATCCAAATAAACTGTCTTCGATCAAATCGCTGTATAGATTCGCCAGGTCAGCATCCGGTAATTGCGAAAAAACGGATCGCCAGTCATCACGCTCGGTGGTTGCTGCCTTAATCGTCGGGACTCTCTGAAAGACATCTCGTAGATCCGACCTAATTTTTTCAAGGCGAAAAGTGAAATCAAAAACGGTTTCGTCAGCCCATTTTGCAATAGACCAACTATGCCGCCAACCGAACGCGTGACGCTGATGGACGTATTCAAGCAGACTCAATGGTTTCTTTCTAGCCTCACTGCGTTGACGGTTATATTCGTCATAAAGTCCCAACAGCCGCTTATACGGATGACGCACGATAAGTGCTCGACGATAATGCCTAAATTCATTCGGTATGGTCGCGATATGCCGAGACGATGTGTGACCGTTTTGTGTGCCTACGACCCAGTAGGCATTTCGTCTTGCGCACAGTGCTTGGTGTAGATGCAAGCTGCCGGTTCGCGGAGCAGTCAAAACAACGAGTTTTTCATCAGGCAAAATAATCATTTTCTATACGGCCAGGTTTCTGCTAATACGTCGTTGACACCATCTATCCAGCCGAGCCATCGTCCAAACTTGCCGGTTTTATAAACACGCACTAGGAATTGCCCGTTTTCATCAGCGACATCGTTCAGTAACTCTCTATGAACCTCGGTAGCCTGCTCAAACAGCGGCGATCCCCGCTCCGGTGTATCGACCCCATGAAGACGAATGCGGATAATCGCGTGGACGTAAAAACCTAAGTCGATCTTCAGGTCAACAGTATCTCCGTCAACGACTTTGATCACTTGTGCTTTTGAAAAAACTCTCATATGGTTCTGATAATTATCATAAAAAGGTCACATTCGTAGTCGCTGCACGACCAAAAAGATTCTATGGTTTCGTTGCCATCGGCATCTTCGCCATCGATATCAGAGTTCCAGGTCATCGCACAACCACAATCAACGCACTCCATCGCGAACCTCAATCGTCAAGCAAATAATCGGAAGCCAAAGGCCATGTGGTAGCGGCAACACTAGCAAAGCCGCCAGTATCAAAATGTCTTTATTTCGTCTCACGTGGTGGCTTTCGCCACCAGAACAGTAAATGTTTGATAAAACCGATCACGCCAACTTCGGTCATGCCAAGGTTTTGAATCTCAGGCTTAATTGCGGCAAACACGTCTATCGTGCTAGCCCGAACGACACAGCGTTCTCGGGTGTGTGGTTTAACAAATCGTGCTTTCATCGCTAACTCCTGACGTAAAGGGTTGGGCCGTTGCCTGCGAATCTCTCGTTCTTTTCTCTGTTGACTTCGGTCGCAAGATATTTCTCGCCGGTGACGTAATTCACAACTCGCCATTGCGGAATCGCCCGGGCTTCACCGTCAGCGATCAACTCCTGCAGGATGCGTTTGCACGTCGATGTCGAGACGCCGCTCTGTTTGGCTAGCGTCTCAATCGTCTTCTTTCGACTGTTGAGTTTTGATCGTAGTGCGATCCCACATGGTGTATCTTTGCGTGGTGGCCTCATTTGGAATTCCTTCTCCCGTATTCTGCGATTAGTAGTGCATCTGCCAACGCATGAGTCATCTTGATATGCGGAAACAGCTCCTGTGCCCTCGCCTTGTGATGGTTTTTCTTGACTGTTTTTGACCACTGCCGGTTTGTGAGTCCGTACTCCCGTTGCCAGGTCTGTGGTGTTACCGTTTCAAACGGAATGTAGTTAGCGACGAGCATCGCACGCAGCATGCCGTAATTGCGGCCAAACGAGAACATGCTCACCACACCCTGTCCTGGCATTGCGTGTACTTCTTCGATCAGGCAAAAGACTTTGTCACCCAGCGCCAGTTCCTCGAAGAGATCCTGCGTGTCCTTCTCTGTTTCCGGCATCTTCCATGCGTGCGCGTTACCGTTATCAAGAAGCGCGACTCCACCATTTTTTCCAGGGTCTATGCCAACGAATCGCATTGCAGTTCTCCCATTTGATTGCGAATCACTTCGGCCTCGTCACTTCGCCCCTCGCCGGCACGTTGTAATGTTTTGAGCTGCTGAAACAGCTCTGAGTATTTTTGCTGCGACAGTGTTTTCTCGGGTGGTGGAGAATACGATGCACCAGGTGCGTCAGGGTTTGTGACCCAGTCGTATGCCCCTTCGAGAATCTTGGTCACCGTGTCGCTGCGGATGAACCAATCGAACGTGGGAACGTAGCTCCCGTCTTTCCAGCACTTCAGCGGAAACTTAGTCAGTGCGGTCATTGCGTCAGTGAGCCAACTGTCATCGAGTGACTGCAACGAACGCTTGCGTTTATCTGTGAGCTTGCGGATCTTTCGCACGCCGCGAGTCTGATTCCACTTGTCGAGTAGTTTGTCAAAACGAGAAACAGAAACTCGTTTCTTTTGGATTGGTTTGGATTGGCTTGGTTGGGCTTGGTTAATAGCGATTTTGCCCGACATTTTGCTACCAGCGTCGACATCAGGCGTCTTGTCGACGACTGTCTGCGACACGGAGCGACGTTTATTGCGTTTAGCAATGCGGTCTTTGATATACTTTGGGGCGTGTTCACTCCAATCATGAATCGAGAGCCGGTGTTCATCGCAAACATCGACAAAACCAGACTCAATCAACGCTTCGATAAGTTTGTCAGACGAGTCAAAATACTCAAGATAGAGGCATATTTCATCGTTGGTGTATCGACCAATATTACCGTCATCCGCGTTGACAGCAGCGAAGTTAAATAGCGTCTCAAGAATACCAACAGCCTGCCACTTAGGTATTTGTAAACGGTGTTTTAGCTTCAAAGTTTTGACGTGATTCAAGCATTCGATTTTCATAATTCAATCCGTTGTAAAAGGTGCGGCGGCGGTGCACACATCCACCACCGCCGCGCGTGAGTGTCCTTATTGAACTGACGCGTCTCCGACGCTGACTAATAACTCACGCTTATCTTCTGTGTCATAAATCGCTTGTAATTCCTGGTGGTCGAGCGGCTGCACCGAGCCATCATCTGAGAGCAACTGTCTACTGATACTCATCGGGACAAGGCCGGAATTAAGCAGGCTGCGTACAACCGTTTTAAGCGCCATCGTGTCGGGGCTGGTATTCCACGGGCTAGACTTTTTATCAGAGCCTTTGCTGTAGCGAGAGCGTATGATCTCGATCTCTGACGCCGTCATGACCTTCCGAACTTTCTCACCATTTGTGAGCGTTACAATCACGTATGCATGTGTAATAGGTGAGTCACTCTCGGCAGTGGGTGAATGCACAATTTTCTCTTCATCACCAAGCGTGTATTCAAAATGGTCGCCTTCGCGAACAACGGCGGTGGAGATCTTTGCGACCTCGCCGGAACGTCGCGCAAGTGCGAGTAGCCCCTTATAGCCGATGACGAGCTTGACGTTATGCCCGTAGGGGATCATATATGCTTCACCGAGAAGCCCGTCAGGCCGCAGCCCGAGTTTGCAGCACTGTGCGATGGCGCTCCACAAGCTCGTCTGTTCGCATTCAAGCAGCGTCGGGTTAGTTTTAAACAGATTGATGAATACGCCTAGCATCATGTCTGCATCGACGTGAGGCGGCATCAGACGCGACCACTGGTGTTGCGTCTCCTGCAGTAGTGTTGTTGTTTTCTTGATCGCCTGGTTCAGATTCATGTTCATTTTGTCTTGCCCTCTCGTTTGACAAATTCGTTAAAAGCTGCTGAAAGCTTTTGTTGAAGTTCAACCACGCATCGTCGAAGCGTTTCACGATCCGTAGATAATCGGTTAGCATCGACATTTCGACTATGCCGAGCGTTCGGTTGTAGTACTTGAAATTCTTGACTCTTCCTGTTTTCCACATCGTGCGTGCTCTCAGATACCGTTCGCGTGAGGCCTCTGGCATCTGGTCGAGCGTTGCTTGACTCAGTTCCGCTGTCGTATCGTCGTAAAGATAAATTCTTCGCATATTGCCTTTTCATCTGCATGCGTGTTGAACACGCGAGGCAGACTGGAGTGTTAATGAGCGCGCCACAACCCTGACATCTGTGAGGGTCTATTTGGTTCATGTTTCAAATTGAAAGTAAATGAGCCAGTTCGCGATCATGTCGTTCAGTCGACTATCGTTCGGCCCGTCAGGTGCTGGAAAAATCTGCAGTAGTGTTCGGTCGGATGCCTTCCCTGACTTGCGAGTATGATAAAGCCGTATCTGCCGGTCTTCGGGAAACCATAGGATCAAAAAGTCTTTTGAAAACTCTTGTGCATTTTTATTCATTGCAAAACACCTGCCCGACTTGCCTACCGTGGAAAGAAGAAGGACACTTTCTTCGGCAGGCAAATCGGCTGCACACGCAGGCTGTTGTTCACAGGTCTTCTTCTTCGAGTTGTGAGTAAATAGACTTCGCAAACTCGATGTAATGAATCGCTTTATCCAGGTCAGTAATCGCGGCCTGATGAGTACAACCTTTCTTGTCGTGCCGAAAAATGTACTTAGTCGCGTTAAACATGCAGGCATGTAGCGCGGCCTGATTCCCAAACATTTGACGGAACGCCTCGAAGCACTCAAGCTGACCTTCATCACGCTTGTAATGACGGGGTGGTACTATTTCGTTAGGCTTCATCTAACAAGTAGCTCATTCGTCGTCTTTGTCATCCACATCAGCAGCTTCCTCGGCTACTTCCGGTGCATCTTCAGCCGGTAACGCATCTTCAACCACTTCCACTTCCTCGACTGGAGCAGCGTCTTCGGTCACTATGTATCGCACACGCGTTTGCTTACCAACTTTGCTAACGAGTTTTTCGCCAGGCGTTTCATCGATAAATGTTTGTGCATCGGCGTAGTTGTCAAAAAGTTTATCTTCCCAAGGCATGTTAGTTTCCTTTCAATTGACTTCTTGTAAAAAGTGTATATGCGCTTCGGCCGGAGAAAGAACACTTGCGTTTCTCGCCTCGAAAGACGCGCCCCTGCTGAATTAATGAACTGATTCGTTTTTGAAGCTGGCCTCGGATGAAACCGTGCTCCGCTTCGAGTTCTGCAGCGGTGAGGCCTGGACTTGCAAGGATCAGGTTCAGCGCGACAAGTTCCATGCGGCCGAGTGTGCCGGTTGTGTAAAGATCTGCCACGGCATCATGACTAGTATCAGGATCGCCACGACGAGACTGCGTTTTAGGATTTGTAAATAGACTTAGTTGCATTGCTGACCCCCTGCACTGATATTTATGAACGCATCGAGATCCCGCCGCAGCACATACCACCGCCGTCCGAGTTTGTAGCCTTGCAGCTTGCCATCGCACACCCAGCCACGCACAGTCATGTAATGAAGGCTGAGCATACTGGCAATCTGATTGATCGAATATGAGTCCTGAATATCGGACAGAGTGACCTCGCCCATCGCGGTCTGTTTTTCTGTAAGCATTTATTACCCTCCTTGTGATGTGTTTGTTCTATAAACCTATAAAGAGCTATACAAGTCTTTAGTTCTTATTTTCCAAAAATAGCGATCTGTTTATTGCCAAATATCAACGAGGCTTTATATTTATCTAATCCGATACAACTTTATTTAGTGTCCAAGTTAGGGGCGAACGGAATGCCACAGAAAAACATGACGCAGCTGAAACTCGATGCCCTCGACGCCGTTGCGGATGTGCTCAGAGCTTCTGCGGATGAGCTGGAGAAGATCCGGCAGAAGGCTGACGCTCTGGAGGTGGATCATTTAGAAGTTGCCAATTTTGCCAACGCTACCGAGGCTGTAAGGCGCGTGCAAGTCTTTGTCAGCTCGGCTGATCAGGCTCTATTCGGCAAGAGGGTCGACGACTCAACTATGTGATTTTTGCGGGGCAGTTTTGTGGCCTAGCTCACCCCTTACGGATTTACGGATTATATTACGGATTATTTCTATAAACGCTTATAAACAGCACTAACAAGATCCGATTGACTTAGTAGTATATTATTTTACGGATGTGGCAGTTAAGCCTACAAAACAAGGGTAAACGTTACATAACGCGGGGTGGAGCAGCCCGGTAGCTCGCGAGGCTCATAACCACAACGCTATAAAGCCCTGTTATTCTAAGTTTTGTCTGTTTTACGCATCATATAGCCCTTTTTCGGGTTATACCGCCGCATCCTTTTTGTTACCTTATCCGTGTAATTACGGATTTTATCAAGAAGGATATCAAAATGAAGTGGCAAGTACCAGCAGAACCGAAGCATCACAAAAGCACTAATCGCGGCGTGATCTACGTGCCGCAAGCTGATCCGGCTGGCAACCCGATACGCCAAGCGAACGGCAAGTTAAAGTATAAAACTCACTACTTCAAAGGTGCGTACAAGTCTCAAGAGATGTGGGCAGACTTTGAGCAGTGGAAGCGTGAACGTGGCCTGATTGCCAGTGGTCACAACCCAGCGGCTATCAAATTCAATGACAATCTGAACGTCACGGTAGGCGAGCTTTTTGACGCCTACCGAGAAGCCAAAGCTGCCACACGCAATCCGGATGCCGATGACCGTGCCACAAAGCGGCGTGACAAACGCTATATTGCACAGCTCGACAATATTGGCCGGCTTATCGCCTTTCATGCAGCCCTGCCCTGTGACGAGTTTCTGAGTTCGATGCTCATCGACATTCAAGAGACGCTTGTGAAGCGTTTTGACAACTCGGCCAAAACCGTCCGCGACAAGATATGGTTCATACGTGACATGTTCAGATGGGGTGGGCAGCGGAATCTGTGCGATAAGAACATTTACCGCGAACTGCGCGAGGTGCAAAATCCCACAACCCGCACCGGCGCTCGTGGCCGCAAACGCCGAACAGCCCTCAATCACGCTGACATTAAGCGTATGATTGACGCAGCACCGCCAACACTCCGCACCATGCTCATTCTGCAAGTCAACACAGGCATGAGAAGTGGCTCGCTGGTAGATCTCACTTGGGATCACATCGACAAGAGCTACTACGACAGCCACAACTGCTGGGTTTATACGCCAGATGGTCACAAGACACAGGACGCCATCGGTGATCTGCATATCGTCATCGGATCTGAGGCGGTCGAGGCTCTCATGGAATATGAGAACATCCGCCCAGATCGCGGCCATCGCTTTATCTTCAATCCCAGAGCTGCCCACACCTATCCACGTTATCAGGCCAAGCTCAAAGCACACCAGTCGCGCAAACGCCCAGCACTTGACCGCCAGCATATCAGCTATGAGATATACAAACGGCTCAAGGAAGGCATGGCACACGGCCACGAGCTGGCAGCGATTCAGAAGCGTTATAACAGCTCGCTCCAGCGGCTTCGCAATGCAGGCTGCGACATTCAAATTATCGAGAAGTTTAGCACGACCCGTGAGCGAGTCTATGAGCTTGTGAGCTACAATCCACCGGCTGACGACCGCCCGACATGGCTGAGCATCTTTGAGTCTATGAGCCAGCGTGAGATGTCACTGCGTAGTGATCAGTACAGTGACGCATCCTACCGCCTGGCAGCTCAGCGGCTGGCTAAGAAGCTCGGCATTGAAGGATTCCAGCCGCACCGCCTGAGACACCGACGAAACACGGATCTGGTGAGACTCGCAGGTATTGATCAGGCACAAGCTGTGCTTGGTCATCTCACTCGCGAGATGACAGATAATTATGACACAGATGGCCGGCTGCAAATGGCTCTAGAAACCCAAAAACTCTACGGATAGGAAACCGCCTTATATGCACCGTTACCGATTCGTTACCGTCCTAAAAAGGGGGGTATAGTTGCAACGCGTTATCTTTGTAGTAAAACGGTTACAAAGGCTATGTGGTGTAGCGATTTTAATACTACACTCGGCTTACACACAACTAAACAATTAGGATGTAAAAGTTAGCTCTGCTAAAGGACGCATAACTATCTTTTAAAATCCATCCGTAAATGACCACGAAAAAGATTATGCTGCACATCATTGAAGTAACCCGAAAAGACGGGTCAGAGACGTTTGTACGCTTATCACTCGCAGAGGCTGTGAAGATCATCGAATACGAAGAAACATCCCAGCGAGTCGTAAACATTATTCATCGGATTGAAGTAATGCCGAGATCGATTAGCTACGAGGTAATTGACACGATTACCGATTGTTTGGAACGGCGACCTTTTCATATGTGGCAGCAAGACAATATCGCGAAGTCAGGTGACGCTGAAGACCCAACTGAAGCGTTAAATCACAAAGCCGGTACTACGTAGTAGCTCACAGCCGGCTAAAATGTACAACGTGTCGCTAACATAGGAGCAATCGACCTTATGGTGAATTACGAAATTCCAGATGACCGTGGTTACCTCCCGCTGGGGCGGATGCATCCGGTGTTCGACAATCGAGAAGAATTCGTGTTCTATTGTGTTTTGATGGGCCAGGCCAATATTGAACCAGTGCGATTCCTCACACCTGCGCTTGACGAGATTATTCTTGAGCCAGGTTATATCCTTGAGCGTCCGCACGAGATCGCCTGGGGCTACTCGGATAAAGACGTGACGTGGGTCGAAGAGATGATTGAAAAGCTCGTGGCGCACGAGCTGCTCGAAAGGACAATGGGAATCTTGCGACTCACGCGAATTGACGACTACATTGTATATGACGAGCCGGAGAACCTACCCAACCCCTAACTAAAAAAAAGAGTGGCAATGAGCAATGAAATCCTCGACGCAATCTGTGGTGAGATTGCTGTCTTAGAAGAGTTGATTGAAAACGGATCAAGCGACACATGGTATGAGCCGCTTGCCCTGCACTGTGAAAAACTCGAAGCCCACAAACGTGAGCTAGTCGCGAGTGAGCCATCGTGCGATAAACTCGGTGCATATCTGGCCTTTTGGTGTGGCACAATAACCGAGTCGATTCTCAGTGATGACTCACATTTCATCACACAATACCTCAAACGGAAGATGCCTGAGCTTGCGAGTAAACGCTCGATAGGAATGCTCGTCTGTACTGGGAGTAATCCACTTAAAATATGCGAAATTGAGCATGATAACGATTCTTTGATACCAGCCATCGCTAGCACAGATATCATGCGAGTGCGGCCACCCGCAGACGAGCGGCCAGGTTCACGAGAGCACGTTAACAAAGAGAAGGCACTTGCCTGGCTCAATAGTTGGAAGCTGTTTACTGAGCACCTTGCCGCTGAGTAAACGCTCTATTTCTGGTATTTTTGCCCCCCCTATATCTGCGCAACTAATTTCGGTATTTTGCGCCACTCCGCGCGAGACAAACGCTCTATTTCTGGTATTTTTGCCCCGCCTCTATAGCTGCGCAACTAATTTCTGCATTATGCGCCACTGCCTGTCAGCAACCGTCTATTTCTGGTATTTTTGCCCCCTCACCACTGCCCCGAAAAATAATAATTCCTTAGGCATTTTCTTATGCCAGAGAGAGCGGGCTGATTTCTCAAAATAGGCTCTATGCCTACAAATGTTACTCGAAGTGATGCTGCGCAAAGCTCTCCAAGTTTTGCTGAACAGATGGTTGCCAAACTGCAGGGCGAAGTACTTGCAGGGTCTGGCGGCGTTCGCTCAACGACTGTCGACGGCGTCAGCGTCGAAACGAACCGCAGTGAAATGCTGCGCGAACTCAGATACTGGCAGAAAGTTGTCGCGAGAGAAAAGAATACGCAGCCGCTTTCCTTAAATGTGGATCTCTCTGATGGCCCGTGAAACAAACTTGAGTTACGACGCGAGCGTATCAAGTCAAAAACGTCGATCCCCGTCGTCGCGACTTAAAAGCGTTGATCAGATTCTCTCGCCAACGCGAAGAAAGCAACTGGTCAGTAACGCGAGAGATCTGCAGCAGAACTTTTCCATCTGCGCGTGGGCAATTCGCAGGCATCTGGATTATGTCACGCGTTTTACCTTTGAGCCGGATACCGGCGATACGGGTCTTGATCGTGAGCTACAGTCAATCGTCGAATGGTATTCCAGGCCGGAAAACTGTGATGTCACTGGCCGGCATTCACTCGCCAGGCTCATGCGGCTGGCCGAGGAACGACGCACCGTGGATGGCGATATCTTCTTAGTGAAGATGAAAAGTGGACATCTTCAGCCAATTGAAAGTGACCGTGTCCGAAATCCTGACAAGATCTCACAAAAAGACACGTGGGTACATGGTTTAAAACTCAACCGAGCCGGCAAAACAGTACGCGTTGGCGTCTGGGGTCGCGACGGTTCAGGTGGTTACCAGTTTCAGCGGACCGTCAACGCTCGCTCGGTCCTGCAACTGGCATATTTTGAGCGGTTTGATCAGGTACGTGGCGTATCGCCACTGGCAAGTGCGATTAACACGTATCGAGATTTGTACGAAGGTTTTGATTATGCGCTAGCCAAGCTCAAGATCTCTCAGATGTTTGGGCTTGTGCTATCCCGCGAAGGCTCTGAAGCCTGGGGCGATGTGACGGCCGATGGAGACGGCACTGGCTATAAGGTCGATTTCGGTAAAGGGCCGGTCATGCTCGATCTCGATCCAGGCGACAAAGCTGAGATTATTGAAAGTAAGAATCCGTCGAACGAATTCCAGACGTTTACTCAGCAGATGATCGGGATCGCACTTAAAAGTCTCGATCTACCTTATTCATTTTTCAGCGAAGACTTCACCAACTTCTTTGGATCACGGTCAGCTTTCATTCATTACGAAAAAGCGGCTAAGCGTAAACGAAAAGATCTGGCAGATATGCTCGACAAAATAACCGCCTGGCGGCTGCGGTTATTTGTGGCCGATGGCACGCTGCGTCTGCCTCGCGGCATGAACGTCGGTAGTCTGCGCTGGAGCTGGATCAGCGACGGCACACCTTGGTGGAATCCGATGCAGGAAATCACCGCTGATATTGCTGCCATCAACGCCGGTTTGAAAACACGCACACAAATCGTTCGTGAACGTCACGGTAAAGATTTCAAAGACATCGTCGACACACTAGCCGATGAGCAGGCGTACATGAACGAGCGGGGTGTCGCGATGGATTCCAGTGGAATCGTGACCCCCATTAGCGATGAAATTCTAGAGCGTGAAGCAGCACGCGAAGCACTTGAAACGGATGAGGACTAACCAAATGGAACAACAAAACGTACCTGAAAAGGCGTTTACGCTCGCTACGAGCGACATCGAAATTACAGAGAGTGCCGACGAGAGTAGTGCAGCAACGCTCTACGACGTGCGGCTGCTGGCACGTAGCAGTGGATCAATCGAACACTGGTACTGGGGCAACCAGACGATTCACGACATGGACGGCATGCGTGTGGCCGAGAAAATTCCAATCGATTTTAATCACGACGTTGGAGAGGTCATCGGATACCTCGATTCATTCCAGGTCGAAAAAGAAGGACTCGTGGCTCGCGGCAAACTTGTCAGCTTTAGTGACGATGACCGCGCTGCAGAGGTCGCAAAAAAAAGCCGTGCCGGTATTCCGTGGCAGGCATCGATCAATTTCGGCGGTGACGGTATCTCCGTTGAGCGGATTTCCACAGAGGGCGAGTTCACGGTCAACAACCGCAAGTTCACCGGAGATGCGACGGTGATCAGGCAGTGGCCGCTGCGCGGTGTTGCCGTGACCCCCTACGGAGCAGACGAAAACACCGACTCTATCGTTTTAACAAATCAAGGTGAACGCGTTATTAATCTCAAGGAGACAAATATGTCTGACGACCAAAACACAAACGAAGAACTTCAGGAAGTCGCTCAAAGCGAACTTGAGACGGTAGATGAGCTGGAAACAGACGCTGCCGAGGAAGCTCAGGCCGATGAGCAGCAGGTCGATGAGGTCTGTGAAAGTGATGACGCCACCGAGCAGGACATCGAAGCCGCAGAGCCGGCTCTGGAAGCTGCCGCACTGAGTGCTGATGACGGACGCCGGTATATCGAGCTGTTTGGTGAGATCGGAGCTGTGTGGTTCATCGACGGCAAATCGATTGCTGAATGCTACGCACTGAGCCTCGCTGAAATGACTGAGCTGGTTGCCGAGCTGACTGACGAAAACGAAAAACTTCGTCAGGCTGTGACCGCTGACGCTGAGTCGAAGCCCCTTGCGTTTTCTGCTGCTGAAGATGCCGAGGTTCGTGACGCACGAGACCGTGCAGAACGCTTCAAGAAAAACGGCGTTTCAAATGATCTGGTAGCCCACCTGGCTGGCCGGATTGAAAAACAGCTCGAAACCAAATCCCTGTAGAAACACCCTTCCCTCCCGATAAGGAACTTTAAAAATGGCTGACGATTATTATACAAGTGCACAACTGATTCAGTTCAACGAATCAGACCTTGAATTTGATGTGAGCGACGTGCTTAACGACGCTCCGGTTCTTGCTGCCCTGAGCGCATTTAGCGTGCCAGGTACGCAATTACTCTATATGAAGCAAACTGCAGCGCCGGCTAGTAATTTCCGACTTCTCAATGACGGCGTGGATAACGACGTGGCGACATACACCCAGGTCAGTGTTGATCTCGCCATTGCCGATGCGAGTTTTAACATCGATATTGCTGCCGCTGAAGGCTATCGCCTTGGCGCTGCTGCTTTCATCGCACTGCAAATGAGAAATCACATGCAGTCCATGATGGCATCAATCGAGGACGAAATTATCAACGGTGGTCACACCAACGGGTTTGCATCACTCTCTGATGAACTTGATGCTGTTGCTGACGAAACCGTCATCTCAGCCGGCGGTACAACCGCTGACACAGGATCGTCTGTATATCTCATCCGCAGTGGATTCAACGATACACAGGTTGCCTGGGGCAATGAAGGCGTGATCGAAGCCAAGGATACGACCATCGTGCGAACCAGCGGTTCAACGACTGGTACATTCCCTAGCTACTACACCGCCGTCACCGGCTACTGTGGTTTGATCTACGGTAGCAGCTACTCTGCCGGTCGTATCGCAAACATTACCGAAGATTCCGGTAAAGGTTTGACCGATGCACTGATCGCTGAAGCACTGAGCAAATTCCCAGCCGGCCGTGGGCCGAACATGCTGGCGATGAATCGTCGCTCACTGTTCCAACTGCAGAATTCGCGTACAGCCACCAATGCCACCGGCGCTCCAGCACCGTATCCGGCAGAGGCTTTCGGCGTGCCGATTATCGTCACTGATCAGATCTCATCAACTGAGGCACTGATTAGCTAAATGTCACTAGCCACGCACATCAGCTCGAACTTTAAAACGCTTCAGACCGCCGCCGGCGTAGAGATACGCTACACGCGCGGCGAGAGAAGTGTTTTGGTACGAGCCGTGCCTGGTGAAACGAATTTCGTCAGAAGCGATGGCGAAGGGTACATGGAAAGTTCAATTAGCCGGGACTTTATGTTTCCGGCCGATGATCTTGTCATTGGCGGTACTCCTGTACTTCCAGAGCGTGGAGATGTGATTACCGAGACGGTCGGCGGCGTGGAAACCACACGTCCAGTGACGCCGGCCGCCGGTGATCGCGTTTTCCGTTATTGCGACCCTTACCACCAGGTGCTTCGTGTTCACACTCGGGAGACTGCTTAGTGTCAAACTCGCAGCTCACCCAGGTTGTTGACGCGGCCGTTACGCACCTGACAGCTCAATCGCTCTCACAAACGTTCTCTGTTAGCAGAACCTATCTGCCTGACTTTGAGCGTGAAGAGTTATCGAGTGCGGAGATCACGATTTACCCAACGGCTGAACAGTTAACCGTCATCGCACGCGGTGAAAACCAACACGTTTTTACGCTCGCGATGGTGATTCGGATTCCGGTTACGCCGGCCGAAGACCCGGACATTTCAAGCTCGCTGA